ATTTTATATATTATTTGATTTTCCCTTGAAATTTTGTACTATATGACACGTTGAAATCACAATTTCATGGCAAAAATCATGTCAAAAATGCCTTTATATTTGCAAATTATGCCACTTTTTGATATAATTTCTCATCCAATTAACAAAAAAAATAGATCCTGACAATGCTTTGCATTAATCAAGATCTATTTTATATTTGGGGCAATATTTTCAAGCTAATTGGTGTTGCCCTATAACATAGTAAAAATCTCGATCGACTACATTATAATAGAACTACACGACTTTAGCAAGTGAAAATTTCAACGACTTCTTATTTATTCTTATCCGTACTGCCAAATCCACCATTACGAAAGGTTTCTACACGATCATCTTCCGTGATTCCATACTCCATAAAGATTCCTTGAGCAAATGCATCACCTAGATTAATATGTACTAATTTATCACCTCTATTGACAAGCTTAACAAAGATATGTCCTTCGTTATTACTAAAGTAATAATCTGCGTCCACCACAGGAATTGTGTTACAAATTGATAGCTGATACTTAAATCCAAGTCCACTTCTAGGATAAATCATAAGTACCCAATCTGTATTCATACCGCAACGGATTCCAGTTGGAATTTTAATAGTTTCGCCAGGGTTAAGTGTAAATGTCAGAGGACTTACAAAGTCATATCCTGCACTAAATTTTGTTGCTCTTGCTGGAAGATTAATTGCTTCATAAATGCTTTCAATTTCTCTCTTAGTTGCTGTATCAAGTTCTGGTACATTAAATGTATCAATCCAATCTTTTTCAAACTGTCCGTATGTAACTTTTTCAAATTTTGCAACTCTCTTTGCCATATTAATAATCTCCTTTGTGTATGTAATTTGTTATTATTATTTCATTAATGAATTTGTGTTAAGTCCACGCTCAACAAGATATTGAATAGCTTTATCACCATCACGAAAGTTTAAAAGTTCATTAATTGTAGGTTTGTATTCTGTCCATGTGGTTTTAATTTCTATGTTTAATTCTTCTTTCCATTGCTTAACATTTGTGAATAAATCATCCCAAAAGAACAATTGTAATCCTTTTCTTCGCTTTGTAATTCCAAATGGAAGATGCAAACCAATTTTATAAATTTCTTGTTCTACATTATTCCAATTGATCTTGATTACATCTGTATCTGGATGATTCTCGCATATCTTAGTTGCATACAAATTTATATGAAATGGCTCAATAGTATTGATACGCACTTCCGTTGTTGGTATATAATATTTAAGCATTTTAATATTCCTCATAATATGTTTCTCCACTTACTTGTGGATATTTTTGTTCTGCATTATGAATCCGTTTAAGAGCAATTTTACGATCCTCAAAAACATTTTCATCAATCTCATTGAAACTTATGAGATAAGCACGTTTATCTTTTTTGTCTACTCCACAGAACCAATTATCCATAACTGTTCTAACTCTTAATTCGCACAAATCATATGTACCTGTGTTCGGGAACACTCTCGTATAATAAACAACACTACCTTTTTCAATAGTTTTCATCTTCAATTTCCTCAAAGATATCTTTCATATTGCTCATGAGTTTGTTATATGCTTTAACTACTTTTTTATAGAGATTGTTATTACCTCTATCATCTGGATTATAGAATGGAGCAAATACTGTTCCGTTAGCATAATTCACGTTGATAGATACAAAATTATCTTCTTTATCTACTGATAAATGTAGTATGATTTCTTCTTTATAAAGAGGTTTGTCTAACAAGTAATAACCGTATGAATTTTTAAAGTTATTTGCTAAAAAATCTCTTTCTCTCACAAAGGATTTTATACGATAATTTTTTTGCTCGATCATAGTTTATTTTCTCCTTTAATGTGTGGGAATCGGTTAAGACTCCCACAGAATAATTTTATTTTGTTTTAATGTTTCTTGTACATTAATAACTCTCTGATTAGATGAACCTCTCCAATGTAATGATACATCTCTGAGTTCATCGACATATCTTCCATCTATAAGTACATCACATTTACTAACTAATTCTTTACGTATTTTTATGATATAATCTCGTTCAAGATTTAAATCATCAGTTACAATAGGGTACATAATCTGTTCCCATATATATCCTGTGTATAACCAGATATTTTTAGTGGGATATGAAACTCGAATTTCATCCACGATTTTCAGAACATTTTGTACATTTTTAGGATGTAAAGGCTCTCCTCCAAGTATACTTACCCTCTGAATAAAAGGTTTTTCAACTAATTTTAAGAATTGATTTTTTGTTTTTTCATTCCATTCTTGTCCTTTTGAAAAATCCCATGTTTCTGAATTGAAACAATTTTTACAATGGAAATCGCATCCTTGTACGAAGAGGGAAACTCCTATTCCCTCTCCGTTAGAAATATCCATTGATCTCATTTGAGCATAATTCATTTAATTTACCTCATTTTCATGATCGTCAAGATGTACATATCTTTCAGCAATTTCTTCGGTTCTTCCTTTATTCCAGAAGTTACTTCCAATATAACCGCATGTACGTCTTGCAACATTCATTTTATTTTTATCTCTATTTCCACAATTAGGACACTCCCAAATTAATTCATTATTTTCATCTACGATTTTAATTTCACCATCGTAACCACAAACTTGACAGTAATCAGATTTGGTATTTAATTCGGCATACATAATATTATTATAAATAAATTGCATTACTTCTAATACTGCATTAATATTATGTGTTAAATCGGCACATTCAATATAACTAATCGCACCACCAGGACTTAATTTTTGGAATTTACTTTCGATTAAAAGTTTTGTGAATGGATCAATTTTTTCAAAAACTGGAACATGATAAGAATTAGTGATATAATCTCTATCGGTAATTCCTTTTACTATTCCAAAACGTTTCTTTAAACATTTTGCAAATTTGTATGTAGTTGATTCAATAGGAGAACCGTATAAACTATAATCAATATTTTCTTCATTCTTCCATCTATTGCATTTATCATTTAACGCTTGCATAACTTCAAGACCAAATTTTTCTCCTTTATCACCGTCAGTATGAGAATTTCCAGTCATATATTTCACACATTCATACAAACCTGCGTAACCTAAAGATAAAGTAGAATATCCATTATGAAGAAGCTTGTCAATGGTTTCACCTTTGTCTAATCTTGCTAACGCACCATATCTCCAAAGAATAGGTGCTACATCTGATAATGTTCCTTCAAGTCTTTTATGTCTAATTTGCAATGCTTTATGACAAAGTTCTGTTCTTTCGTCAAAGATTGTCCAGAATGTTTCAATATCACCATTTGAAGATAATGCAATATCTGGTAAATTAATTGTAACAACGCCTTGATTAAACCTGCCATAATATTTTGGTTCTCCATTTGCATCTACATATGGAGTTAAAAAACTGCGGCATCCCATACATGGATAGCAATTTCCATTTCCATTCTTATCAATTTTATATTCCAACATTTTCTTTTCTGAAATATAATCTGGAACCATTCTTTTTGCCGTACACTGTGCAGCTAGTTTAGTCAAATACCAATATTTATCACCATCATGAATATTATCATCTTCAAGTACATATAAAAGTTTTGGAAATGCAGGAGTAATCCAAACACCCTGTTCATTTTTCACGCCTTGAATACGTTGCTTTAATACTTCCTCAATGATTAATGCTAAATCTGCTTTAGTCTGTTCATCTTTTACTTCGTTCAAATACATATTAACTGATAAAAAAGGAGCTTGTCCATTCGTTGTAAGTAATGTCACTACCTGATATTGAATAGTTTGAACACCTTTTTTAACTTCTTCTTTTAATCTTTTTTCAATAATATTTTTAATTACTTTTTTTTCATCAATATAAGTTTCCGTTACTAAAGAAAACTCTTCTTCTACTTGTTTTTGAATTTTCTTTCTACTTACATCTACAAATGGTGCTAAATGCGAAAGTGTAATAGTTTGTCCACCATACTGACTTGATGCTACTTGTGCAATAATCTGTGTCGCAATATTACACGCTGTTGAAAAGCTATGTGGTTTTTCAATTAAAGTTCCACTAATAACAGTTCCATTTTGCAACATATCTTCGAGATTAATAAGATCGCAATTATGTAGTGTTTTCTGACCAAAGTAATCAATATCATGAAAATGGATAATTCCTTCATCGTGAGCTTGAACAATCTCAGGAGTTAAAAGATAGCGTCTACTCATATCTTTACTAACAATTCCTGCCATATAATCTCTTTGAGTTGTTACAAGTTTTTCATCTTTATTGGAATTTTCATTCATCCAATATTCACTTGTTCCAGTAAGAAGCTCTTCAATTTCCTCATCCGTTGTATTAATATTATCTCTTTGAAATTCTCTAATCCTTCTATATCCTTCATATGATTTTGCTGTAAGTCTTTGCTTTTTAGAAATTAATTTATCATATACTATAGATTCAATATCAGAGATATCAATCTCATTTAGTTTTTTTTCGATGCAATATTCTTCGATTTCATCTGCAATATCATCTGCAATCTTAGGTTTAATAATACCAGATCCGTTTTTCATTGCTTTTAATATAGCATTTGAAATTTTGGTTTTATTAAACGGTACAATACTACAATCTCTCTTGATTACCTTAATCATTCCTTATCTCCTTTATCCTTATTAAATTTTTCATTAAATAATCTTCTTTCAACTTCATCTGCATCTTTACTTGAAGTCATAAGACACAGACACACATATGCAACTACAAGTACACATATGATAACAAATAACGCAATTACAGTAATTGCCACACTCATATAGCACCACCTCACATGTCTTTGATTTTCACTTTTAGCTTCTCCAAAAGCTGATATTTATGTAGCGTATAACACATTGGATCTTTAATGATCTTTTGTGTTTGCTTTTCACAAATTAATTCAATAAGAATTTTTCTTTCATCATCAGAAAAAATATGTGTTGTTTGAATAGTATCAGCATTTACACCTAAAATTTCTCTATCTTTCATCTTCTTATCTCTCCTGTTCCACCATTACGACACTTTAAACATAGATGTGACGTTGCCGCTTCGGTGTAATTCTTTCTTCGTGTAATCATATCTATTACATATTCTTTCCCCTCAATTTCTACGGTGATAAAATCATCCATTTCTCTCCGTAGCTCTCTAATTAGTTCTCCGCTACTTATAATCACTTCTTCAAATTTCCATCCTTTCTTCTAACAAATATTGTTGAATTTCGTACCAATTATTCATTCTTTTACCTGTCCATTCTTTATTCCAACTATATATCTCCCCAAAGCAAATATTTTCTTTTGCGTTTGATGTAATAAGATTTTTTGCACTATCATCAATGAATAAACCATCACTCATATCTATATGTGCTTTATCAGAGTATTCTTTAAGATTTACACCAATAAATTCTGCAAATGGAAACCATTCTTTAATATATGATTCTTTCTGTTTAAGATTTGGTGAATATCCATGAGAAACAATCTTGATAGTGTAATATTGAGATAATTTCTTAACCGCCCATTGCGCCCATTGCATAAATTTCAATTTTTCAAAGAATCTAGGCTGATTGAAATATAAATCAATATATCCAGGTGGCGCACAATTACATTCTTCAAACCCCCAAGTATCAATATCCCACCATCTTATATAATTAAAATTTTTATAATACTTAAAATCCTCATTATATAAACCAACAATAGATTCAATTGTATTAACCAATGTTCCATCAAAATCAATATAAAGAGTTTTAATATCAGTTCTCATCTGTTGTGACACCTCGTTTAGATTTATCCTTTTTGATAATATTCTCCATTTTTTTAATTGATTCTTCGATATTCCCATCGTTTAACACAAAATAATCAATCAGATTAGACTTTTCAAATATTGTAAATTCTTCACTTTCTTTTTTATAATTAGCTTCCCATGTAGAAAAATCTCCACGTTTCTTTGCTCTTTTTCGCAGCTCACTGAATGGAACATTAACCATAATAGTAACTAAATGAACATCCATTCCTTTTGTTTTAAGTTTTAATTCATAATATCCAGTGGGATTGATAATGTAGAAATCATTATCTAAGATTTGTTGTTTCGTTGCAAAGCTGCAATAATTTACACGTTCCGTATAAGCAATCATATCATTACGATATTTTTCTACTTCATTGGAAGAGATAAATATATGATCGCAATTCTCATCTGTTTCGTTCTCTCTTCTTTGTCGAGTAGTATACGATTTTAATACTTTCATGTTCAGATTATTCGCTGCTTTTTGGGTAATGGTTGATTTACCCGAAGATGTTCTTCCCAATACACAATATACTGTATGTATAATAATCACCCTCCTATTCTTCTGTATAATCGGTTGCAATTATTCTATACATTCTTTTCTGAAACCAATTTAAATGTTTGTCTACTTTAATTGTTAATGTATATTTATTACTTCCGAGTTTTAATAGAGTTCCATTTTTTATTTTTGGTGGTGGTTCAATAGTTCCAATCATATTTATACTCCCAATTCAAGTTTAAGTTGTGGCTTAATTGGATTATAATTTTCAAGGGAAAAATCTTCGATTGAGAAATCATAGAAATTATTAGACTTAGGATTAAAATTCATTTTGACTGGTTCAAATTCATAATCATAATGTCCATTAGATGTAGATAAATCTAGTTTTTGTTGTTTTGCTCTGATAAGTAATTCATTCGCAACATCAACATGGCGTGAATAAATCTGCTCATTTGCTACGAAGTGTGTAAATTTACCTGGTTTATATCCTGTTGCTTTTGCAATCATCATCTGTAAACAAGCATACTGTACTTCATTAACACCACCTGCTCCACTAGCAGTAATCATATCTCCACTTCTCTGAATAAGACACATATCAAGATATTCACCCCTTACATTCCAAATAGTAAGGAATGCACATGGCGCAAGTCCGTCAGTTTCTCTCAGATCATTTTCTTGCCATAGCGATATGATTTTTCTTCTTCCGTATGGATTAGTTTTAATATCATTAATTAGATTATTAATTAGATCATATTTTTTTACTGTATATCCGTATCTATGACCAATTGTTCCGTCACCAATATTCCAGTCGTTCCACCATCTTACACCCATATCTTCCATCTCAGAAATTACATTTGTAGGCTTTTGATAAATGGTAAAAATTTCTCTAATCGCACTTTTCCACGCAATAGGACGTAATGTACAAATTGGAAATTCAGTTTGAAGATTGTAAGTTCTCACAACATGATTCACAAAATATGTATAAGCTGGTGTGCCATCTTCATATTTAGGACGAGGATTTTCGTCTTTTGTTCCATTTGCAAGAATGTTACGAATATCATTCACAAGTAATAAATCTGCTCTTGTCATACATTATTCCTCCACAATCCATTCTTTTATTGCTTCTTTATATTTATTACATAATTCTATATTATCGCAATGATAAATAACTCTGCATGGTTTGCCAATACCTACACTAAGAACTCCGAGAATACTACAAAAATCAATAACATACCGCCCGAAAATATAATCTCCATCATAATCTTTAAATCTACTATTCTTTTGCACAAATTTATTTGCATCATCTGTGCTTTTAATACACACTTTAAATTCAATCATATAAAATCCTTTCTTAATATTCATTCTCCAATTAGCTGCATAAACTGTTCTTCATTGATAATTTGTACACCTAATGATTTTGCTTTCTTATTCTTGCTAGAAGAAGATTCAATATCGTTGTTAATAAGAGCAAATGTCTTAGCAGATACAGAACCAGACACTTTTCCACCATAAGATTCAATAACAGATTTTAGTTCATCTCTATTACTGTATTTCTCCAATGATCCTGTAATAACGAATGTTTTCCCTTGTAAGGTATTTTGAGTATGATTGGATTCATTAGGAATTTTAAATGTAAATTCTTTACTTAACTCAAAAACTTTATCCATGTATGTTATAGCAAATTTTTGAATATTATTACTTGCAACTACACCGATACCATCTACTTTAAGATTCCAAAAATATCCATATCCGCAAGAGAAACAATGATAAAATTTACCAAAGTTATATTTAAAATGTTTAGCAATATCTTTACTTGCACTTTTACCAATCAGGGGTACGGAAAGTGCATAAATAAATCTGTCAAGTGTAGTTTCTCTGCTCTTTTCAATAGATTCTAATAATTTATCTACTGATTTTTTGCCGAATCCTTCAAGACTATACATTTTACCCTTATAATCAGATAGATGATAAATACTCTTAATGGAGTTTAACCAACCAAGAGAAATAAATTTCTCAAGTGTAGCTTCTGATAAATTATCCACATTTAAAGCATTTCGTGAAACTGCGTTGGAAAGTTTTCCTAATAACTTACCTTGACAATCATCATTCATACACATAAGAACTTCTGAATCATTCTCTTTCACAATTTTAGTTTCTCCACCACAAATAGGACATTTATCTGGAATTGTAATTTCTTCTCCGTAATTATTTTCAACTGAATCGCATTGTGGAATAATCATATTTGCTTTGTATAAATTACAAGTACATCCTTTTGTAAAACGAAACTGTTTGAAGATACTTACATTATGAACTGATGCTCTATTAACAATCGTGCCATCAATTTCTACTGGTTCTGTTACAATTGTAGGTGTAAGAACTCCTGTTTTACCAATTGTCCATTCAATATTAATTAACTTTGTAGGATATGTTTCATCTTTCCATTTAAGAGCCATGCGACAATTTTCATGATGTGATGTACTTCCTAATTGCTTAGAAATCTCTTTATTATTTACTTCAAAAATAAGACCATCAACAGGATATTCGTAATACTCTGGCTTCATTTTTTCTACACATTTCGACACGTTAATAGATGTTGAAATATCTGTTAATCTTCGTACGGTTTCAAATCCAATACTATCAAGATAATCTAATTCTTCTGTTTTCCAAGTAAAAGACGGATGAACCATTTCAAATACTACAAATGACAACTTTCTTTGTTTTAATATATTCAGATCGAGATTTCTAAGAGTTCCTGCCGCAAGATTTCGTGGATTAGAGTATGGGGTATCCAGAGTAGAATTAACTCTTTTAAATTCATTCCATGACATCACACATTCTCCACGCACTTCAAAAAAATGTTTATTTGGAATTGTCATTGGAATATTATCAATAAACTTACACTGTTCTGTTACATCTTCTCCAATGATTCCATTGCCACGTGTAATTCCTTGAACAAATTTACCATCATTGTATCGAAGAACTAATGTTAATCCATCTAGTTTATAAGAGCAATACCAATCGTAATCACGTAGAAATTTGATAATATCATTAATATCTTTTGTTTTATTTGCACTAAGCATTGGTTTACTATGAGTTACTTTTGTAAAACCATCAAGAACATAACCTTGTACTTTTTGTGTTGGTGATCCTGCGAGCGTAGTTCCCGTTTCTTTCTGAATCATCATTAATTCATCATATAATGCATCGTATTCTTTATCACTCATAATAGGACTATCTTTCCCGTAGTATGCGTATGATGCCTTATTGAGTTCCTGGATTAACTTTTTCATTTTTTTAATATTATCTACCATAACCCTCTATAGCTCCTTAATCCAATATCCATAATCCTGTCAAATGGGTGTTCATCTTCTTTACATTTAATAACTCCAATAAACACAACATCATTACCTGTATGATAAGTTTGTTTGTATTCTAAAAGCCAGTCCCATGCATCTTGCATATTTTTGAATTTGTTTCCCATCACACCGCCATTATGACCATATTTAATACATGGAACATATACATAATGCTTTTTACTCATTTATTCTCCTTATAATACGGACTTTTCTTTGCATATTCTTTCAAATACTTTAACATCTCTGCTTCTTCTGGAAAGAATGGATCTCGTTTATATTCAAATGCAACATAATTAAAAAAATTCACCATAAACTGACCAAATCTCAAATCTGGATAGCATTGTATCCATATTCTTTCTAATTCTTTTATAAACACTGGTATTCTATTAGTATCTCTCATGTTTTCTCCTATGAAATTTATTCATCATCTACTTTTACAAACTCAAATATTGAGTTTTCGGTTTCTATCGTAATATATTTTACGATCCCTTCTAAATCATTAATAGTAATATAGTTTTTAACACAACTTGTTTTCAAAAGACTAAACTTCATTGAAGTACCATCAGAATCTATTATGTATTGAATGATCAGTGGATAACCAATCTCGATATAATCAATATCAAGTTTTACAACTCTACCAATCCGTTGAGGATATCTATCATCTATTCTATCAGTGCCACGTTCACCGCATGTACCACTATGTTTGATACTTGTAATTTTGCATAACATTTTATTTTATTCTCCTAATCTTCTACAGGAATCCATTTCTTAACTTTGACTTCTTTAAGTTCTACTTCTGTGCATTCAATTTCATCATCATATTCCCAAGGTCTTTCATCCTGACATTCTGTTGCACCTTCTGAATATGTAGTCATGTAAAACTTTCCATTATCTTCAAATACAATCTCATGGATAATCGACCACCGAGTAGTATTTACAATCCTATCAACAATAGTATTGTCATACGGTAAATCAAGTTCATCCATTAAATAATCTTTACTAAATACTTTTGTTCTTGTCATCATATTATTCTCCTTCTACAATTCCCCAACCTTTACAAGTAGGGCATTCACAATATTTTTTGTTAATCTGTGACATAAGCTCTGTTAAAAATTTCTCTACTTTATTTTGTAAATCTTGATAATTTTCTCCGATAATAGATGGAGCTTTTACACAATCTTTTCCAAAATCTGTAGATGTTGAATTTTTAAAATCAATAATCGTTTCTGTTTTATGTGAAATCATACGATTAACCCACTTAGGCTTTCTTTTTCTTTTACTGAATAGATTATTATTTGTATCAATTAAAATATTGTATGGATCAGCCAATGCGATTTTCTTCTTTACTTCAAAATGAAAATCATAATCAGATGTGATATCAGCAACATTAGTATCAATATTTGCTTTAACATAATTTCTTATAATCTTTAACATTTCATCACAATCTAGTTTGCAAGGTTTGTCTTGATATGCTTCTTCTGGATATTCAATTTGTGTGAGTAAATCTGTTTTTGCATTATATTTATTGGGAACAAACTCAAAATTTTCTCTTGAGTAAATTTCTTTAATTTCAAATTCAATTGGTTCATATTCTCCTGGAATAGTGTCATACTTATAGTTATATAATCCAATTACTTCATCGTATTCTTCACTTTGTTCCATTTCTTGTGTGATAATCTGTGGCATGAGTTCTGTTGCAGTATATCCTGCTTTCAGTTCATACCTAACATTAATACGTTTATCCTCTTGCTTTGCTGCTACAACTTTAGGAATACTATTAAGTTTAAACCATCTATCTTTATTTGTTTTTTCTGGTACTTCACCATCAAATAGATATCTAGTTAAGTCTGTAACTCCATAGTAATTTTCATTTGCTATGTAGATATAATTTTTACAATTGATCACTTTCAGTTTTAATGGATTTTCTTTACTATACATATTTACTCTCCCACATCATGAAATTCTCTACCATTAAGAATATTAATTAGTGCATTTTTATCTCTTTCTAATGCAAGTGAAAATGAACACTTTGCAATAGAGTCATACTTCGATAATGCTTCTCTTTCTAATTCTTCATCAATGTTCTTATCAAGAAACTCTACAAATCTCCACAAACGATCTTCAATCGAAGGAACTAATTTGCCATAAATGTTACCGTTTGTATCAAACTGTACATCAGCAACATTACAATTATTGAAATCGACTACTTCTTTCTTGCTTAACCATTTAATCCATTTGTTGCATTTTTTGCAATACAGTCCTGTCTGTGTCCCGCTTTCTTTTGTGTAAAATTCTTCACAACCACACTTATTACATTTTTCTGGAATAATAGTTGTTCACCTCTTTTCTTGCATACTATATATAGTATTTATAATTATCTGAAACGCTATATATAGTATCATTTTTGCAATGAAATTCTGCTTTCATTTAGTTAGCTTCTTTTATTAGATTTATTGTCATCATACTTCCAGGAGTTTCATAATATGAATCCTCTAAATATGCTATTTTATATTCATAATACGGTTTCAAAGCACTATCTATAATTCTTACCTCAGATAATTCAATTGGTTCTTTTAAGTTTGCTTCATGTATAACCACATTTACATAAATTTTATCATCATATCCCATTAAGAATAATTGAATTAAATCTGCTAGCATAACATTAGGTTGTAAATCAAATAAATTATCGAATGTCATATCTTATACTCCTTTAAACTTTATAAAATAAGAATTATCTAATTCTCAAACTTTCTCTCTGTGGTTCTAAATGACACCATTCACAATTAAGTGATCCATCTTGTCCTTCTAGCCCATTTTCCTTTAAATAATCTCTCAGCTTTTCTCCATCAACAGCATCAGGTTGTTTAATTCTATATTCCTCTGGAATATTTTCTACATCAACATCAATTGTGAGTTTACGCTTCCCACCATTTTTCTGAATATTAAATGAGAATAAATCTGTTGTAAATTTCTTCTTTCCAATTGTTCTCATGCACATTTCAAGATTTTGTTTTAACCACTTGATTCTATTTTCATATGTTTTCTTTCTTGCCGTTAATCTATCATTCTCTTTTGAAATCCCATCAATATCAGATTCAAGAGATCGAATAATCTTAGCGTAGTTATCTGCTTTATTTTCAATTTCTCCGTCCAATGCTTCAAGTGTGTCAATGATTGTTTGCTCATCAACTTCCTCATCTTCTAACATATCCATAAGTTCCATATATTCTCCCGTAAGTTCATAAATACTTGACATATATTAATTCTCCTTTTCTTTTAATCTGTTTGCATTTTCAAGTAACATATCTTTCAAAAATGTTTGTTTGGTTTTAACTTCTTTTGTTTGAATAGCTTTTACAACAGCATAATTATTTGCAACAAGAATACAATATTTTTTAGCTCTTGTAATTGCAGTATAAAGTAATTCTGAATTATTCATTATGTAGCTGCTATTATCTAATCCAACGATTGTTGAGCAAAAGCCTGAGCCTTGGCATTTATGT